TTATGGGTTACATACGCCACAGGGGACATAGCCTTCTGCGATGGCTTCATCTCGTGATTCAATGGTTACGAAGTTTTCCGGATGTTTGATAGTGCGGCAGTTGGTGTAATGAAATTTCATTGACCGCGGATTGCCCAGGTATTCAGCAGCCAAGGCGGTACTGAATGAGGAAACCATGCAGATCATGGCAAGAGCCAGAGATATTTTCTTCATCATAAGCATTCATCCTTTCTTTTGCTTATCTGTTGATAGTTACCCGAATTTCGCAAGATAAATTATTTATGACGGTATTTTATAAGTGCCGATACGGTATGGCTAATACCGTCGGCGCGCCCCGTATTCTGAGAGTATCAGGATACGGGGCTTTTTTATTTTGGCAGAAACTATTTATTTACCCAATTATGGACTTTTTCTACAGAAGCTTTTGCATCTGCTACGGATGGAGCGCCAGAATAACTGCTTACGAAATCATCGTAGGTTCCATTGGGATTATTTTGCAGAAATTTAGTGTAAAGCATGTATATCTTATAATCATTTTCACTGGGCTTATTATTCCAGTCTTTATCAACACGAATGTTCTTTGTTACTTTTCCGTTTACGGTTTGCATGCTTCCATATGAGTATGGAACTCCAGCTACATCTGTATCAGAAAAATTAACGAATACATTCTTAGCGCCAGTAGTGGATTGAGCTGTCGTAAACAGCGCATTGCCAACTTTTTCCAACTGTGCTTCCGATACTGGAGCATCTTTGATAACAGCTAAGTAAGCAACTTTGTTAGATTTTTTATCTGTTGTGATTGCCTGATATTCAGGCATTGCTACGTCGCTTTGCGTCGTCTTAGGCTGTGGTGATGATTTTCCGGTGTCGGATCCACATCCCGCAACTGAAATCGTTGCGATGACTGCACACAATAGAGCAGCTGCCAGTTTTGATTTTTTCATAAGAATCAACTCCTTTTTTTCATACATCTGTTTTTTTACCGTCATAGGGTAACTGGGATTCTGCTACCATCAAGTTATCTTTTTCGGACTTTTTTTTTGCGTTTTCTGAAATTAATTTAAAATTTATAAAATCATAAACAGAAGATTGGCCTTCTGGACTTAAAGATCTAATCTTTTTTATAAGGCTTATTTCGGAATCAGACAATGAAATCTGATTAAAGCCGAGGGGATTCATATAAGAAGGGTGTTCTTCTAGAAAGAAACTGGTGGGTACGCCAAAATAATCTGCTAATTTTTGAATCATTCCCATCCTAGGTAGCATTTTTTTTAATAACCATTTGCCTACTGCAGATTCACTGACCCCAACTATTTTTGATAATTCCACTTGATTTATATCTTGTTTTTGCATTAATTCACTCAATCTTTTGCTAAATAAATCTCTCATAGCTACAGATTTTTGAGAGTCTATCTTCAAACTAAACACCCTCCTTTCATTTCTGTATATAATCATGATAGACTAAAAGTCTAATTAAGTCAATAAAAAAACGCAATAACAAGAGTTAAACTCTTGACACTAGATATAAACTCTAGTAGAATGTGAGTAAGGAAGGAGGCGTTAATATGGAAAAGAAAATTAGAATTTCATTGAAAGCGGCAAGGGTTAATGCTGGATATACACAACCGTGCGCCGCGAAATTAATTGGAATCGGCAAAGATACGCTGATAAAATGGGAAAAAAATCCAGGACTTGTAAACGCTATATTTCAAGATAAAATTTCCAAGGTATATAATCTTCCTGTAGATTTTATAAATTTTATGCCTCAAAACTAGAGTTAAACTCTATTTAGGGGCTCGAAGCGGAGGATGAAAACATGGAAGGAATTATTTTGAAGTGATTAAAGAGGTGAGGGTATGAATCAGGAAAATAAAAAAGAGCCATGCGTGGGCACGGCTCTAAAGCCCATTAATCCATTTGATAGAAATGAATTTCATGAAAACAAGGATCAAGATGGAGTTGTTATTTTTGAAAACAATCCCATAGGAAATAGCAAGTTTCCAATAGTCGTAAAAGATTGGGTGGTTTACATTCGCATTACTAAGAATACTACTTGGTATTTTGGGATACCGCCTATTGTATTAACTATTGGTTCACGATGGATAAGCGATGATAAATGTTCCATTGAGGATAGTTACATGGACGGCATTGATGCGGTCATGATGGTAGTGGCTATGGTTATCATGATTTTATCGGTAGTAGTTATATTTGCGCATCTTTATTGTGGTCATTAGGTAATTGTTTGGCCAGTTGTTCTTCGTAGCCTGCGAGCGAGAAAAATTGCTCATAAACACGATACTTTTTACGATTAGTGTTTGAGTACTTGCTCCTATGGAATAGAGATGTGTCTGTGGATTTGAAGCTAATCATAATTCCATCTTCTAAATTTACATGAGGATTAAAAATGATCAGTAAATGCAGAATCGTGCAGGTGCCAACTGGTAAAGGACCATGGACCCCATCAGGAAGTTTAAAAAAGTATGTGTTTAATACATTTTCTCCAAAAGGGCAGACCAGAACTGTTGGATCGTCACGTAAATAAGGAACAGAAACTTGCGTGGCCACCATATGGTTTTCATTGGTACGGGGATTGAAGGCTCTCAAATCTAAATAAGCCATATTCACATTACAGGGATTTACAATGGTGGCTGTCAAATACATGCTTTTATAAAATTTAAAGGACTTAAAGACATCTTTAGCATCTTTTACATGGTAGCGTGTATCTATTGCGTAGTACTTGGTATCCCAGTCAACGGTTAGATATTTTCGTTGACGGCGATAGGTAATAGCTGAAAATATGGCTGATGATAATGATATAAAAACCGAAATATACGAAAGATTTGCTGTCAACCAGTTACTAACAAGCTCAAGCATAATATCACATCCTTTTGTTCAATTATAGCATAGGCGGTGATGTTGTAGGGAGGTGAGGCGGATGAATGAAGACAAAGAAAAAGAGCCATACGTGGGCACGGCTCAGGAAGAATTTATGCGGAAGTTCAGCAATTATGAGAATCTTAGTCCAGAGGAGAAAAAGGATGTCGAAAAGCAGTTTAGGCTATTGATGTTCAAGTCATTCCACGAAGAGGTCTGCCCGCTCCAATATGCATTATGGATTTGCTTTTTGGGACTGTTCATAGATGCGGGATACAAGGCAATGACTGGCGGGGATTGGATAACACCATTAGCTTGTTTTGGCGGGTTGCTTATTTGGGGGTTCGTATTATTTTTTATCGCCAGTGTTACTCCTGATTAAGTATTTGTTGGCAATGATTTTGATTAAAGGGGGGAATCCTCAAGCATTGTATTCGCCTCCTGCTGATATGAGTATAACACGGAGGGAAAGAAAACGGAAAGGAGTTAAAAGCATGGATAGAAACAAAAAAGAGCCATGCGGGGGCACGGCTCAGGATGAAATAACGGAAGCCAAAGAAATTATTTTGAAAGCTAAACGACTTACCAAAATTAATAAAATATTGATTGGATTAAACTTATTAATTTTTCTTGGATACCTAGCAAAATTCCTATGATACCGATGATGATAGCTGCATAGTATGCTTTTTTAGCGTAAGTCGCGCTTTCTTTAGCTACTGTTAAAGATTCTTTCGCTATTTGTGTATTTTGAAGGGTCAGCTTTTCTATGTATTGTTCTTTTGTAACTCGTATAATCTGTTTTCTCCGGTAATATTCAAGATAAAAGTATCTGTCGGCTTGAATTCATACAAATAGAAAAAATCATCTGGAACTTCTTTAAATTGAAAATAGGTTTGATGGTTATCAATAGGAATTAACTCCATAGAAGCGAATTGATCAGGACCTGATTTTGGAGCATCTACAAGATAATAACACATTGTAGGTGAATTTATCCAAGGAAATGCATCTTGAATATCCTTATAGGTATTTTTACCAGAGGCTATGAGTGAAACCAAAGAATCAATTTGTTTATTCGTAAGATTGAATTGTTCACTATTGTACGCCTCTAGTTTCTTATGAAAGTTAGCCTGTAGTTGACATTGTTTTTCCATTTGTATAACTAGACTATCGGAAAGTTTTTTCCCAAGTTCATCAAGTGATGTCATAATATCACCTCCCTTCTGGCTCAATTATAGCATGGGTGGTGATGCGGAAAGGGATGATGAATTATGACTACAGATATACCGGCTATTCCGAATTGGGTGAATAGCAACTACGAAAATGTACGGATTCAAAGGCGCGGCAGGAGTTGATGGATGCACGCATTAGAATTTAGAAGTTTTGTTTGCTACTGAAGGCAATAAAGTTGCCTAAATCAGGAAGTACTAGAGAGGAGAGAAAACATGGAAGAAATTATTTTGATTGGTATATTAGCTATTCTGGTTATATTTTTTGGAGCTCAGTGGTTCGCCGTATACGTATCAATAAGGGCGTACATATTGTACAACATCGAAAAAGGGTATAAACAGCCAACACGGGAAGAAATGACTGCTTATAAAACTGTCGCCATAAAAGATTTGTTTTGGAAAAAGTGATTAGATTCCTAAGGAGGCATCATTACGATGAGGAAGAAAGAAAAAGAGCCATGTAAGGAAATGGCTCAAAATCAAACTAAAAGATATGCAGCAGAAAAAAGATTACAGCTTCTGTTAAATAAAAAATTTGAAATGCTGGAAAAGTTACACCCGTTTCTTTTAGGGGAACCACGAGAAACAGTAACTAGATACGAGAATGTTTTTGATGAAATAGATGGTGTTATTCAGCAAGAAATCAAATACCTAGATGGCTTTTGATGATAGATACAGCAATAGATTTAACAATGTCCAGGGTAACTTTTTACTTTGAAAGGGAGTGCGGTAATGAAAAAGACGAATAAATGGACATACGCATTAGGGGATGAAGAAAACTATAACGGACGGCATCTTCTTTGATAGTAAAGAGGACGCCTTGGATGAAGCTATGCAAGAAGCCAAACTGGAAGATGTTTCGACAGTATGGGTTGGACAAGTAGAACGATTCCAGCCGGTATTCGCCATCACAGACGAATTATTCTATCAGTTGCAGGAACAGGCATACGAAGAAGCCGATGACTATAGCATCGGATGGCTGGATAATGTCACGAAAGATGACCAAGACGAACTGGATGAAGCTATTAAAACATGCTTTATCGACTGGCTGAACGCACATCCGGAATATAAGCCGAATTTTTTTACAGTCACGGGTGCAGAATGCATCGAGGTACAGAAGGAGCGATGAAATGTATACGTTGTCAGACTTTATTAAAGAATTTGGGAATCCCAAGCGGATTATTACACGCCGGAAGCGAAATGCGAACGGTGTATATACTGTCAGATGGTCAAAAGCCATGATGCACTATTACACATCTCATCACTGGGATGGAAAAACGGTACAACTTCAAAACGGAATCATCGTCAAAAAGGGGGACTTCTTATGACAACAGATATACCGGCCTGGGTAAACAGCAACTACGAACTGTATCAGATCCAGATGCGCCGGCAGCAAATGCTGGATGACCGCATCAGAGAAACATACGCCGAAGATTATGGCGACCCGTTAACGGCGGGAGAAATCATCAAGGCAGGGCTGGGAGCAGCCGCGTTTCTCGGATCCTTTGGTATGGGCGTCATCATTATGTCGTAGAAATAGAAAAGGCTCTGTGCTGGAACACAGAGCCAATGTCCTGCCAGGAGCTATTTTACCGGCAGGCCTATAAAATTGTTGATTCATTATAACACGATATGAATTTGCATTGCAAGATAGATATAGATGTAGAAATCAAAGGAGGAATTGGAATGTATACGACAACATTGGCAGAAAAAATAGTGGAATTTTATCGCAATCCGGAAAATATGAGGAAATTCCGGGAATGGCAGAAAAAGAGGCATGAAGAAGAACAACGGGAAGCGGCAAATACGAAACTGGTTGCGGATGATGTGCCGGCAGCAGGAGGAGCGTTATGAGAGAGGTCATGAACACTATCCGGCAATCTATTGGAATTTTCCTGGGGATGCAGTTATTATTGGTGTTCATCCTGGCAAAAGTAGGAATGAAATTGGCCGTCAGATTATGCCGGGGACTTCGTTCGTTGATATAGGAGGATTCATGCAAAAGATTTGCTCTGGCAAGAAAAGCAATAACGGAATCAAACATATCGGATTACGGCTGGCGTGTATGGGAGTACTGACATTTGCCTTCTGGTATGGACTTATTTCATTGACGATTTGGGTAATACAAAAATTATTTTGATACGAAAAGGGCTGATTTACATGGATATGAATCAAATCATAGAACGTTGGCAGAATGAATATGATAACAGCACGGATGCCTGTATCCGGATGATAGGGCAGACGGCTATCTATTACATGACGGAGCATCCGGAAGAATCCGAAAAAATAACAGATGACCTTACATTGAAGGGATGCATGGATTTCATGCGGGAACGGGCCAGGAAAAACCAGAAAAATAATGTCGGGGTAGCCACGATGGAAGACCTGTATGATTATTTCCATTTTGGCGGAAGAATCGTGCAGCCATTATTATCGGCACAGGATGTCGAACGGTGCATGCCTGGCCAAACCGTACATCCGGCAACACATACTGAACCGAAACGGGTAACACTTGATATTGATGACCTGTTATAGGAGGTGGATGAAATGAAAGCATATGAAATCACGCCTTCAGAACTGGAAAATGAATTTTACTCATTTCAATGTTCAAAGAAAGAATTACATTGGATTCTCACTCATACGATGGACAGTCAGTATATCTGTGTCACCCGTGGAGCTATGGCCAAAGAAGAATATCTGAATCAACATCCGGAACTGAGAAATATCAATGGTCATGCGGTAACCAATAAGACGAGATTTGGATATTGTACGTTCTGTCATCATTCCTTCCGGATTCCGGATAGCTGGACGATAGAAAAAATGGATACATGGTATCCATTCAAACGATATAGCTGCCCGTATTGCCATAAAGAGCATCAGCTGATATACGCTGGCAAGGGCATGATGAATAAAGTATTAGGAAACTATGTGACATTCTTTTCCCGGAGCCGGAAGAATAAAGACGTTATCCTGGCAAAAAATGTAGTAGCGTATCTGCCTATGGATCAGGGATACCGGGATGTCCGGCCGATAGCATATGTTGTCGGGATGATGCGGATGGAAATTGGCAAAGGCACAATCTATTATTGCCGGGACGTGGATTATGCCGGCGGACAGTTTAAAACGCCGTTCTGGTATTCAGCAGGAGACGATGGCATCGGTACCCCGTGGAACCGGGTAGAACGCATAGGACCAGGCGATGTATATAAATGGGCAGATCGTGGATTAATCGATTATGTAGATTGGGATAGCCTGGATGATATATGTCAGACATCAGCCTGGCGATATTGTGCGGTGAAATATTTCCGGAATTATTATGAAGGATGGTCTGAGGGAGCAGAGTATGCATACGTATCAGTGGCATATCTGGATTTATATTCCCGGTTCCCGCAAATCGAATATATGGTTAAAGGCGGGCTGATTGGGTGCGTCCTGCGTAAGATACATGGCCAAAGCACCTATCCAGCTATCAAGTGGCAACAGTATAAATCTCCTAAACAGATGATACGGTTTGTACTGACAAAGAGGGAAAAGAAATATCTCTATGAACTACAGGAAGAACATAGTCCTATGTCAGTAAACGCATTGAATATGCTAACGGTTATGCAACAGACCGGGAAGAGATGTACGTTGGAAGAAGCCAGTATGATGCAAGGTGCTTATTCAAGCATGAAGGACAATGGCTTACTGAATGACAAGAATCTGCCATCGGCCCATCAGATCATCATGTATTGTGAAAAGCAGCTCGATAAGATGATGCGCGAACATGGTCAGATGGGACTATCTCTTAGAGCCTGCATCTGTGATTATTTGGACTATTTCAAGGAAATCAAAGAACTGGGATATGATCTGACAGACCGGCAGTATCTCCGGCCACGAGATTTATACGAAGCGCATCGGCATTCATCAGAAGCGGTCCGGCTAAAGATGAGAGCCGATATCGAAAGACGGCACCGGCAGTACGCAGAACAGCAGGTCGCGATGCTGGAAGAACGGAATAAGAAGCTTCAGTCGTACTGCTTCCATTCGGATCTGTTTTTCATCCGGCCGTTGCAGACTGTTGAAGAATTCATACGGGAAGGTGCTGTCAACCATAACTGTGTAGCAACATATACCGATTCACATGCCAAAGGCGATACCACAATCCTGGCTGTACGGCAAAAAGCAGCGCCGGATGACGTATTTTATACGATGGAAGTACGCGACAATCAAATCATGCAGTGCCGGACAAAAAACAATGAACCAGCCCAGGCTGGGACGGCTGTATATGCTTTTGTTAAACAATATGAAAAAGAAATTTTACAACCGAAACGTATAAAAAGAGGTGCATAGAGGATGACAGATATCATCAATGTAGAAAGTACGGCCATCGGTGTCCGGACAGCGGATACGATTGCCACAGAAATCAATACGATAAAAAGGCAGACACAGAAAATCATGCTGGCGTCGTCTATTGAAATCGGAAAGCGATTGACTGAAGCCAAGGACATGATTGACCATGGCGCCTGGGGGAAATGGTTGCAAGATAATGTGAATTATTCCGAACGTACAGCCCAGAACCTGATGCGGGTATATGACCAATACGGCGACAAATTCGGGATGACGGAAATGGACAGTTTATTTGCATCCGGTGCGCCCAATGTATTTGAAGAATTGTCATATACGCAGGCGCTGGCGCTTTTGTCACTGCCGACAGATGCAGAACGGGAAGAATTCGTCAAGGAAAATGATGTGGCCAGCATGTCTACACGGGAACTGCAGGAAGCAATTAAAGCCCGAAAGGAAGCGGAAGACCGGGCAATGGATGCAGAAAAACGTGCATGGGAAGCGAAAGAAAAATTAAGGCAGGCGGAAAACCGGGCATTGCAGGCTGAAGATAAAGCCCGGAATGCGGAACAATCTGATTTGTATGACGAACGACTGACAGCCGCAGAACGTGAACGGGATGTACTGCAGAAACGTGTACTGGAATTAGAAGCCAGACCAGAGATATCCGATGCAGGCCAGGAAGAAATTGAAAAGTTAAAGAAGAAAATACAAGTACTGGAAGCAGCCAGTACAGATGAAGACCGGATGAAATTTACAGCACACATGAAAATCATACAGAACGCGTTCAATGCGATGCTGTCAGATATCGAAAATATTACAGACAATGAAAAACGTACAAGATATATGAGTGCGGCACAAAAAATGCTGGAAAAGTTGGGAGAGTTTTTATAAATGAACAGGAATGAATTCGAAACATGGGTATTGAATCGAATCCATGAGGTGGGAATCAGAGAACATGCCTGCCTGAAGGAAAATAATCATGCATATTACCGGTTCATTTTGAAGAACGGGGAAGAACATTATTTTAAAGATTTATCCAATGACCAATTGCAGTATCTGGGATTACGAATTGAAAGTGATAAGTAGACCCAGATACTGCAGTAGGCAGTATTAATTATATATACATATTATATGGGAAAGTGAAATTTTTTAGAGGCGTCGGCCTCTTTGCGGGCTTGTAATGGGGATTAAGATATCGACGTTGCAAAATAATCATAGGAGGGACAACCAAGTATGAGTTTTGTGAGGGAAAAGAAAACCATATGTGGAGAAAACTACATAGAGATGGATCTGTTTGAGATGGACAACATGCATCTAAAAGGTAAGCCGGATAAACGGAAAAATGCATCGACTATGAAACAGATTGCCCAGAACAATAAAAATGCACGCAGATATTTCGTTCAGCTCGTGAATACGAATTTTGGAGAAAATGATTTCTGCATCCATGCCACCTATGCCAGGGCGTGTATGCCATCGACTGTAGAAGAAGCAGAGAAAAATGTGACAAACTACATGAGACGGATTAAGGCCAGGAGAAAAAAAGAGGGACTGCCATCACCACGATATATCATTGTCACGGAATACCGGACGAAAGAAGATGGACGGCCTACAAGAATCCATCATCACATTATCATGGACGGGATGCTTGACCGGGATATAGTGGCTGATTTATGGAGAGCGCCCCGGAAAAAAGGAGAGCATAAGGGCCGAAAACTGGGAATGGTGAATGTGGATAAACTGCAGCCTGATGAATATGGGCTGGAGGCATTAGCCAGATATCTGACAAAAGGGCTAACGGGGAAAAAGAAATGGCATCCCAGCAAAAATTTGAAAAAGCCAGTTGTACGGAAAAATGATTACCGGTACAGCCGGAAAAAGCTGATTAGCCTGACAGGCCAGACAGACTGCCCGGACGTATGGCAAAAATTATATCCGGGATACCTGTTGACGGAAGCCAGCGCCATATTTACCACTGATGCTGGATGGCATATTACCGTAAAAATGAGGAGGGATATAACCTATGCTAAAAATCACAATTCCGGCCACTCTTCCCGGGCTGAACGAATATGTTAAAGCCAATCGTTCGAATGTCTACAAAGGAAGCAGAGTGAGCCGGGATGCCCACTATATTTGCAGACTGGGAGCCTTGCCAATCAGAGGAAAGATGCTGGCAAAGTGTATGCCTGTCTTCCGGTGGTATGAGCCAAACCGGCGTCGGGATAAAGACAATATTGCCATGGCCAAAAAGTTCATACTGGACAGCCTGCAGGAAATGAATGTGTTGGAAAATGACGGATGGATACAAATCATGGGATTCATTGATGAATTTTATATCGATGCGATGAACCCCAGAGTGGAAGTGCTGTTATTCGAGCCCACTGATGCGGATGAATTCTTTAAGGAACTGAAGAGATGGACACTGATGCTATGGAACCGATAGGAGGGGAGTACCATGCTGATTACCGATATTAGCAAGCAGGTAGGCAAAAATGGAACAAAAATCAACATATCCTATTTAAAGGACCGGGATGGGATTGTAGATAAATACACGTTGACAAGTGTAGAATTACCAAGGCTGGAAATGCTGGATATATGGAGTGCCATCAATATAGCCTTTCAGCGGGTAAATCCTGCCTATAACGATGAAGAAACATGGCTGGAATTTGATTTTCACAAATGCAATATCAAATATAGTGAGGACCGGCAGGGGAAGACTGTCATTAAAGCATACAAACTGACGGGAACAATGTTGTGGGATTATATGGGATTCTGCAATATTGTTACGGACTGGCTGGCACCTCAACAGAACATGGAATTGACGGCAGCTGTCGATAAGCTGACGGTTGAAGCGTCTCTATATGCTAAAGGAAAGCGGGCACAGATGCAGCTGTTTGATGACAAGACGATACAGGATGCAGAAGTGATAGACTGCCGGAGAGGAGTGATGAAGGAATGAGATGGGTAGATGTAAGAGATTGTATGCCGGATCCGGAAGATAGAGTGCTGGTAGCTATGCATGTACAGGCCGTGAAACCGGTGGTGGCTGTCGGGCAATTCCGCAAAGATTATTGGATCATCGACGAATGTTCTAGGCCTGTCAGGTTGAATGAAGTGCAGTACTGGGCACCGATTCCCATGATTCCGCGTGATAGGAAATCGGAAGGAAGGGGGAAATGACTATGATCGCTGCCAGCATAAAAGCGTATGAACATGAACAACATTTGTGGATCTATGAAGATGCAGGAGCCCAGTTCTCAGAAACGCTTCTTTTCATGGCTCTTCACGATGAATTTGGCTTTGGCCAAAAACGTATGGAGCGAATCGTAAAATACTGGAATGAACTGCCGGAAAAGGAAATGAATTTACGGGAATGGATACAGTGCATAGCGAAATATGGATACGACAATAAAGAAATGGACCGGAGGTATGCCGTGAAAGTCCTGCCCTTGGCATCGTTTGGGTTGATGCGGAGGAATAAGATTAACGGCAGGGAATACAAAGACCGGATTCATAACGTAATTTTAGGAGCCGTTGTGATTACCTATCATATCCTCATTCAGCATTTCCGGTTTGATGCGGACCAGTTGCAGAGATTATCCAGGCGCCTATATGGATATGCCTATGCATTACGCGATGAAGCATTGAGAATCACCATCTACGATTTTATGGCCATCATGAAAAGGGAATGTGGAATTGGCTATGATATCCTGACAGAATACGAAAAGCAGAATGGGAAAATAAAAGTCGGCCCAAAGTGGGGAATCAATATGATAACAGGGAAGGCAAGGAAGAGAGATGAAAATATATGACTAATGAGCAATTGATAGCTAAGACGTATTTAGAGCAGTTAGGGACTATTGGAGGTGAGATTAAAGCACGCAAGTATGCGATTGAAAAGGAATGGAAAACGGTGGTGGGGGGGATGGGGAACGGACATCTGACATCGCAGATTTCCCTGGCCCCGGCCCACGGTACGAAAAAGTACGGATGGAATGCAGAGAATATCAACCACTATTTGAAATTGCGGGATGAGCAACAGCTTAAAATACAGGCACTGATTCAGAAGCGGAATGTACTTATGAAGATGATTGACGATATTATCGAAGTACGATTGCGAACATTATTGATTGAACGGTATATGAATCAGAGGAGCTGGGAAGAAATAGCGAGATTCATGAAATACTCTGAGGCATATACCCGGAAAGAGCTGCATGGAATTGCTCTGGAAAGTTTCTACAAAATTCTGGTTCATTCGGATTTTTATAAATCAAGAAAATAAAATTACAAATACCCCCGTTTATCCCCGTTTATCCCCGCTTTCAATGTGATATAATGTATGGTGTAAATAAAGGATGATGAAGGAAGCCTGTGATGGCTTCCTTCTTTTTATACCCAGCTTGCGGGAACGGAGGGATGGTTATGAGAGTAGACTGTAATAACTATCGTTGTGCTCATAACAAGCATGGTATATGTCTGGCAACTCGTATCATCCTACATAGAGAACGATGTTTGTCGTTCTTGTACAAACGGCATGCACCTGACAACCGGACAGCATTAAACCACGGACCTGTACGACAAGGGAGCAGGAGACGCGTGTTTCGATAACCATATTGCATAGAAATAGTGAAAAATTGCGGGTCCTTTGGGTTAACAATAAACGCTTGCGAGACCGCGGCGCCCAAAAAACGCTTAGATTTTTGACTTTTTTCAGGCTTATTTATAAAAATATTAATGGCTAGTATGCAATATGGGTATAATAAAATGTGTATTAATTAGCCTTATTTATTCAGCGAACAAAAATTTTTATAAAAAATATAAGAATGGAGGATGGGTGTGAAAATCTCGAAGGACTTGAAAAAGCTGACAACTACACAAACAGAATTGGCCAGAGCCCTGGGATTGACACAGCCACGGATACACCAGCTGATTCAGGAAGGAATAGTAGAACGGGATGACCATGGTGCTGTGCTGGTAATTGCCAGTCTGCAAAACTATTATCGGACGCAGACAGGCGGAACAGACGGCGATGAACTGGATTATATGGAAGAGAAAGCAAAACACGAGAAAATCAAGCGTGAGATTGCAGAACTCAAGTTGGCCATGATGGAAGGAAACGCTTACAGCGCAAAAACAGTTGAATTGGTCATGACAGAAATGCTGTCAAACCTGAGAACACAGCTTCTAGGGTTACCAACAAAACTGGCTCCTCAGCTGGAAGGGAAGAAAAAAGAGCGGATTTATACTATTCTGACACACGAGATAGAAGAAAAGCTGTCTGAATTGAGCGAATACAGTCCAGATCTGTTCATTGATGAAGAGGTGGTGGATGATGATGAAACATAGACTGAAAACAGCTAATGAGCTATGGAAATACGCATCTATCCATGGATTAAAGCCGCTGCCAAAGACGTCTGTCAGTGAATGGGCTGATACATATCGTTATTTATCACAAGGTGTCTCAGCAGAGCCTGGGAAATGGAGAACAGAACGGGCAGAATACCAGAGAGAAATCATGAACGCATTCACCGAGCCTGGTATTCATCGGGTCATTGTTAAATCGGCGGCACAAATCGGGAAAAGCGATATCATGAATAATGTTATCGGTAGGTTTGCCCATCTGGATCCGGCCACTATCATGATGATACAGCCGACGATTGATATGGCTCAGGACTACAGTAAATCACGTATTGCTCCCATGATACGTGATACGCCGGTGCTTAGTCAGATTTTCTACAATGTCAAAAGTAAACCGGATAACCAGACTGCAAAAACCCGCGATGGAAATAATACAATCCTCAGCAAGATATTTCCGGGCGGGAGGCTTATCATGTGTGGGGCTAATAGTCCGGCCGGCCTGGCAAGCCGTCCCATCCGCATTTTACTTGCGGACGAAGTAGACAGGTTTCCGGATAGTGCCGGAACAGAAGGTGATCCGGTCGATTTAGCGGCTAAGCGTATGACGACATACTGGAATCGCGTTATGGGGCTTTTTTCCACCCCGACCAATGAAGGGAGCAGTCGCATTGATTTAGAGTACAATGCTGGCACCCAGGAAGAATGGCAGCATGCCTGTCCAAATTGTGGAGAATGGCATCTGATACGGTATATTGATATCGTCACCGATGCGGATGAGTATCAGAGTGCTGACGGGGCGAAACATGTTGTAGTAAAATCGGTAAAATGGAGATGTCCGGAATGTGGGTTTGAGTTTACCGAACGACAGATGAAAAACGCCAAACAAAAATATATAGCGAAGAATAAAACTGCGGTGCAAAATGGCATTCGCAGTTTTTTTGTCAATGCATTCACGTCTCCGTGGCTGAGTTGGAACGATATTATGCGCGAATGGCTGGAAGCCAAAGGAGATCCGGCTAGAGAAAAAGTTGTCGTCAATACCCGATTTGGGGAAAGTTATCGAGTCCCAGGGGCATTTGAAGATCATGAAATTTTTATGCGGAGAAGAGAAGCCTATGGTGCAGAACTGCCAGACGGCGTGCTTATGTTGACTGCAGCTGTCGATACACAGGACAACCGGCTGGAGTATGAAGTGTGCGGCTGGGGAAGCGGTGAAGAAGCTTGGGGGATAAAGAAAGGCATCATTTTAGGCAAGCCGGACCAGGAATCAACGTGGAATGAATTAGATTCTATATTAAACCATACCTATACGTTTACTGATGGAACCGGTCTAAAGATTTTACGGACATTTATTGATTCCGGCGGGCACTATACAGGCAGTGTATACCGATACTGCGAGCGAAACTTTGCAAAGCAGCGGTTTGCTATCAAAGGGTATGCGAACAGTCCTGGAATACCGCTTAACTACAAAATAGGTAAGGCCCATAACACTCAGATTCCGCTTGTTATTCTGGGGGTAGACGATGGTAAGCAACAAGTCATGAACCGGTTGGCAATCAGTCAGCCAGGACCACAGTATATGCATTTTCCTTTGGATGAAGATGATACAGGATTAGCAAACCGGGGATATGACGAACTGTATTTTAAAGGGATTATCTCGGAACACAAACGGCGGATAAAAAAGAATGGCGTTATTCGTGAAATATGGGAAACAACCGCTGGTGTACGCAATGAACCTCTGGATTTGAGGGTATATAACCTGGGATGCATGTACAGTTGTCATCCCGATTGGGAACAGATGACAGAAATACTTTCTGCTGCCAAAGAAGGAAAATCGGTAAAGACGAGACTGGAAGTGCCAAAGAAAAAGAGAAAAGCAAGAAAAAAAGCAAGCAAAGCAACTGATATATGGTAGGTGGTGATGGAATGAGCAATACGGTGCAGAATGAACGATTAGCACGATATCTGAAAGCAGAAAAAGCGGTCCTTATGGGACAGTCATATACGATTGGTACACGCACTCTGACTCGTGCAGATCTATCTACCATCCGGGCAGCCATTGATGACTTGATTGCCGGCGGTGCCCAGCTAGATGGGGCGGAATCGGTACAAACAGGAAGAGCCAAAAGAATTGTCTTTTTAGGTTAGGAGGGCTAAGGCTACATGAGAAAAAAGAAAAAAATGGAATCAAAAGCGAAGGCGAGAATGCCGACGAAAGAAATTACCAATAGTGGCTATTCGGAGGGCGGGGCGTCCCATAAGAGTAATATTCTCAAGGCATACCGGCCAGTAAAATATTCGTCTAAAGCAGACATCAACGCTAATCTGTATACGCTTCGGAACCGCAGTGCAGATCAAGCGATTAATACGCCAATTGGGTCGGCAGCAATCAATACCAGCGCTTTGCATACGATAGGCGTTGGTCTTCATGTATTTCCGCGCCCTAAATTCAAGATACTGGGAATGGATGCCGAGACAGCGCGTGACTGGTCGAGAAAAGCCGCTCAGGAATTTGATTTATGGGCATCATCTACAGCATGCGATATATCTCATCGCAACAGCTTCTATGATTTGCAGGATATCAATTATACGGGGTATCTCGTAGATGGAGACGCTTTCTGCCTTTTCCGGCGCAAACCACCTACTAAAGACTATCCCTATTCATTGCGGTTGCAGTTACTAGAAGGAAATCGGATTAGTAATCCTTTGGGGCGTGACTATTATGGGGTAATGGGCCCCTATGCTGTAGAAATGGCCGCACCGACTTCAGGGAATAGAATTATATCCGGAGTCGAGATAGACATGGATGGAGCGGTTGTTGCATACTGGGTGTCCAATAAAGTACCGGGGGATCCAGTCGATGTAGGACGGGTAGCAGACTGGGTACGTATCAAAGCGTTCGGCGATATATGCGGCATGCCGAATATGGTACAGACATGTCACGATACCAGGCCGGAGCAGTATAGAGGCGTACCGTACCTGGCTCCGGTAATTGAGACATTGAAGCAGGTCAGCCGATATACATCAGCAGAACTTACAGCAGCTATTGTAAAATCATTTTTCGCATTATTTTTTACAGAAAGTAATACCAGCGGTGCGACATTAAATGACATTTTGGGCACAGCCAGAAATGATGATCCAATGGCGCCCGTTATCGATGTTGACGAATACGCATTGGGGCCAGGTACAATGAACGCCTTGCCACGAGGCGTAGATGTAAAAAGTGTTGATGCGGCCAGAAGCATGTCTACTTTTGACACATTTACAACGAAATTGCTGGAAATGGTCGGAAGCGCGATTGGACAGCCGTATGAAGTGTTGATGAAGCACTTTACCTCATCCTATTCGGCTTCAAGGGCTGCATTGCTACAGGCCTGGGAAGAGTATAAACGCCGGCGTGTCTGGTTTGCACGCGATTTTTGCCAGCCAGTATACGAAATGTGGCTTGCTGAAGCGATTGCCATGGGACGGATTGAGGCGCCAGGATTCTTTACGGATCCGCTAATCAGGAAGTGCTGGTGCAATGCCAATTGGTATGGACCGACAATGAGCATTCTCGACCCGCTCAAGGACGTAAACGGCAGCGCTTTGCGCACGCAGTACGGATTGAGTACACGGGAACGGGAAGCGGCAGAAATGACCGGTACAGATTTTGAGGAAAATATCGAACAACTGGCATATGAACAACGGCTGCTTGAGAAATACGGCATTGCCAGGGGCGGTGAAAAAACTGGGGATGCTGGGAAAGGAGAAAAAAAGACAAATGAAGGAGAAAATCAATAAATTTTGGAAATTTGTTAATGAAGCGGAAGGGAATACAGCAGAACTGCTGATTTACGGAGCTATTGCCAGCCAAAAACCATGGTACAGCGATGATGATGATAGTGTCTACCCCACACAGTTCCGGAACGATTTAAAGGCCTGTGGCGGGAAGAATCTGACCGTCCGTATCAATTCCGGGGGTGGGGATGTATTCGCGGCACAGACTATCTATACCCTGCTGAAAGGGTATACAGGTGACGTTACCGTACACATCGACGGTATGTGCGCCAGTGCGGCAACGCTGATTGCTTGTGCGGGTGACAAGATTGTCATGCCAAGGAATGCCTTGTACATGATTCACAATCCGAAAACGTTTGCGTTCGGTGATTTTGGTGCGGACTACATGCGCCAGACGGCAGATATCCTGGATACAGTTAAGCAGACCATCGTCAACGTATATGTAAGTAAGTGCAATGGGGAACTGACTGCGGAAGAAATCGGCCACATGATGGATGATGAGACCTGGATGACAGCAGATGAAGCGGAAGCGTACGGCTTCATTGACGAAATTGATGATTATATCGTCACGGCAGAAATCAGGAACAACATGTTATTCATGAACGATATTGCTTATCACGGTCATGGTGATATCCAGAAGATTTGTGAAATGATTGGAGAGAAAAAGCACATGAAAAATAATGATCTTGTAGCAAAAATTGCGAATGTACTAGGCATCAGTCCTGCAGAACCGGCAGTGCAGGGAAACCAGGCAGAAAAACAACGTATTGCCGGCCTGGAAGCACTGAAAACGGACAATGTATATGGTAATGCAGTCATTGACCAGGCTATCAAAGAAGGAAAGACAGCGGCGGATGTGAAGTCGTTCATTGATGCGGTAAACGCAGTCGAAGCACCGAAGAACGAAGCAAGTGAAGCATTAGACAGCATCCGGGCGCTGATTGAAGATCAGATGCGCTCTGGAAGTCAGGAGGTCAAGCCAAGCCCAAAGGCCGGTATGGGAACGAGCAAAGAAAATCAGAAAATGCAGGATATCAATGATGTGGTTACGGCTGCAAACAAGATGAGAGGTGTTAAATAATGGCAATCAAGGAGACATTGAAATTTACACATGAACAGATGTATGGCGGGCCAGAAAAAGAAATTCTAATGGCTAATGTCACCATTACGCCGGGGACGGGAATGGCAAAAGGCACGCTCATGACAATTACAGGGAAAACAGCGGCAGCAACGGCTAAAGATGGTAATGCCAATGCGGTTTTGGCATATGACATCGACGAAAAAGCAACGACAGCTACTGTATATGTATCAGGACGCTTCAACCGCAATCAGCTTCATGTAACAGCAGATGGAGATACGGTAGCTGCGCATGAAGAACAGCTGCGGGATTATGGGATTTATCTGACTAGCAATGTGTAACTAAAGGAGGAATGTACAATGGCTATTGATTATAGAGACACAATTTCGTTATTACAGGCTATGGAACGCATTACACCGCCTGCCTCTTTTCTACTTGATACGTTTTTCCCGGTCATTCCGCAGGTAGCCGTACAGACGCGGATTGCCGTAGAATACCGCAAACGCGGCCGTCGTCTGGCTCCATTTGTAACTCGTGGTGGGAAGGGTATCAACCTTAATCGGGAAGATTCCAAGTTGGACATCTATACACCGCCGATGATTGGGCCGCGTCGTATCCTTGACCCGGATATCGTCAATGAACGTGGCTTTGGGGAAAATATTTACAGTACCGTTACGCCGGCACAGCGTGCAGCTGCACAACAGGCAGAAGATTTGGTGGAACTGCAGAACAGCATCATCAATCGCAAGAGCAAGATGGCAGCGGATTTGTTGCAGACAGGGAAGTGCGATATTTACGGATATGCTGATGATGGGCAGACTGCGTTATTGGATACGGTAAGCTATGATTTTGATCATACAGTTGTGCCCAGTACCAAATGGGATCAGGCGGGAGCCACTATTTTCAGTGACATCAAAAACGCCTCGGAAATGGTACAGGAAGATGCAGGATTAGTGCCGACTATCATGGTATGCGGTAAAAATATCGCAAACTATATGCTGGGAAATGATCAAATTATGAAATGGCTGTCTGTACCATTAGCCAGTAATTTGTCTCTCATGAGCATCCAGCCGTCTATTGTCAGCCCGCAGGTTATGCGTATTGGTGTGATTCAGGCACTGAATCTCGAAATTTATACCTATGCGGAAACCTATGTGGATGATGATGGCAATGTGCAGAACTTCCTTGATCCGGATACAGCCATTCTGGCGGTACCTGGCAGAGGACGGCAGCTTCATGGTGCAGTTACTCTGGTCAATGATGCGGGCAATGGTTATGATACGTATGCCGCCCAGTATGTACCGTACTATATGGGCTCCAAAGAATCCCAGCAGGTCGCACTGGCCATGTACAGTCGTTGTGTGCTGGCCCCGGAATGCGTGGACGACTGGGCTGTTATCAAAGCCAAATAGGAGGTAGTACTATGGACATTATGGTAATGCATGGAGCTCTCAGTGCAGGCAATAAACTGTACCGCACAGGCTCTATCGTCAGTGTTGATGATGCCCTGGGTGAAGAGCTGATTATGCACAGTCCGGATCAATTCTGCCAGGCTGTAGGCAAGGTGGAACCAGCTCAGGAAACACAGCCGGAAGCAGAGCCGGCCAAAGACACTAAAGCCAAAGACGAACCGAAAGCAGAAAAAGAAGTGGGCCTTCCTTCCGCTGATCCGTCCGCAGCTATCCGAAAATGAGCGAATTTAAAGACATGGTATCGGCAGACCTCGACATTTTTGTAAATGGCGATGAGTTTGCCGAAGACCATGATTTAAATGGGACGCTGTGCAAGGCAGTTGTTGACACGATGGACAGCCAGGAGAATTTTTATACTGGCCAGACGTATGAACCCTACGGCGGTATTTCCGGACGGTTGATAAAAGTGTATATCAAAGCGTCGGATTTGCCGGAGATTCCAGCGGAAGGCATGGTATTCAGGGTAGACGACGAACCATTGATTGTCAATAAAGCATCAGAAGAAATGGGCATGGTTGTCATCTTGTTGCATGGATCTGAGGGATAAAAATGATATCAATCGAAGTAAGAGAAAATGACGTATCAAGAGTCGAACGTACATTGGCGCAATTTGCCGGAGATTCGTTGGGTGCATGCGTCAACCGTGCTACGTATCGGGCGGCTACAAGTGTACGTAAAATTGCCGTGATGAGGATTACCAGTATATATACAATTAAATCAAGAGATTTAAAGAAAATGGCACCTATTAAAAAAAGCGGATTGGCATCAACCATTGAAATCAAAGGACCGTTTCTTCCCGTTACTGATTATAAAGCATCAAGCGAAAATAGAGGTGTATTTGTAGCAATCAAGAAAGGAAGAAAAAAGCTAGTATTCCGTTCGTTTACAAAGAAAAACGGACAATTCAGAAAACGCCTGGGGCCGGAACGTCTGCCAATCCATGCTTTGTTTGGCCCGGCAGCGGCACAGCTGTTTGGTAATCCGAAGGTTGTTGAAGAAATGGAACGGGAAGGCATGAAAGTCTATGAAGAACGGCTGATGCATGAGCTTGAGCGATTGGTTGGTGGGGCATAGATGACGAAGATTCTTACACCATGGCAGTGCGCATCTGAGATATCTGATTGGATGAAAGAACAGTTAAAAAAATCTGGGACAGAACTATTGTATGAGTTACTGGACATCGAAACAGGAGCAATAAAAATCTATCCTGGCTTCTTGCCTTATGCCATGGAGCGTAAAGCAAAGCAGGCACTTTGCCCAGCTGTCGTGGTACGGCCGGTCATGATACGTGATCAGGAAACAGAATCAACCTTATCCATGGCGATATTTGTTACAACGTATGACGATGATATGATTAATGGCTGTCATGGCTTGTATGAACTCATGGAAACCATCAGGGAAATACTACTGACGAACAATCCCATTAATATGCGATGGGAAATTAAGAACGGGACGATGGAATCTACCATCCCGGATGAACAGCCATATCCTATGTGGTGGGGGCGGATTGATTTTGATGTCAATGTGCAACAGCCACGTACAGTCAGTGAATTTATATTAGGAGGGCCGAAACGTTTTGGATGAGACTAATGAAAAAATGACACAAAATGCGGTAGCAGAAGAAACAAAAGCTGTTGAAAACGCATATACAGGGCCGGTGATATACATAGGACCGAGCTTCCGGAATTCCAGATTGAATCACTGTATGATTTTTTCTGAGATTCCCGTGCCGGAAGGTGAAGACAGCGTATTGAAGCATCTTTTTGTCAAACCGGCAGAATTAAATGATGCATTGAGGGCCGTAGAGAAGAAAGGGACGGCACTCAACACATTTTACCAGAAAGCAATCAGAAATAATAAAGGGGGTAATTAATAATGGCGTTTTTCCATGGCATCAGGACATCGGAAATTGATACTGCGGTTGTAGCTACGGCCCAGACAACGGCCGGACTTCCGGTCGTATTCGGCACAGCTCCGATACATTTGGCAGAAGAGCCGAAAATCAACGAACCAGTCATCTGCTATTCCTGGTCCGAAGCGAAGAAATATTTAGGCTACCACGAAGACTGGGATAAATACACGTTGTGCGAGCCGATGTATGCAGAATTCAAACTCTTTGCAGTTGCTCCAGTGGTATTCATCAATGTACTGGATCCGGCCAAACATAAAAAGAGCGTATCCAGTACATCAATCACGGTAAGCCGGAAATCGGCAACCATCAATGATGACGTTATCCTGTCTTCGTTAACAGTATCGGCTACATCGGCAGGATCCGCCGCAAAGGCAGGGACTGATTATATTGCCGCGTACGATGATGACGGGAATACAGTAATCTCTATTCTGGATGGAGGAGCCCTTGCAGACGCCAGGAATATTTACGTTGCCTATGATGCGGTCGATGCGTCGTTGGTCAAAGACGCAGATATCATCGGTGGCGTAGGTACGAATGATGCGGTCACAGGGCTGGAATTGATTAACTACATTTACAGTAGATTTTCGCTTGTGCCGGGCGTTATTGCTGCACCGGGCTGGTCTCAGCATCCGGAAGTAGCCGCTGTGATGCGGGCAAAATCCCGCAATATCAACGATGTATTCCGTTGCAGTATTCTGACCGATATCGATACGACGGAAGTAAAATCGTATAGCGGATGTAACCTTTGGAAAAGTGGCAATGGTTATACTGGCGTTGCTGAATCTGTATGCTGGCCAATGGGGAAAATGGGCAATCATTGCTATTACATGTCCACTATTGAAATGGGCGTAATTGGTCAGGTGGATGCGTCGAATGATGACATTCCCTATGAATCTCCTTCCAACAAATCTGTACCAATTACAGGACTGTGTCTGAAAGATGGTACAGAAGTTACGCTGGAACTGACGCAGGCCAACTTGCTTAATGGCCAGGGCATTACCACGGCACTGAACTTCGGCGGTGGTTGGAGACTTTGGGGCAATTATACGGGGGCTTATCCGGGCTCTACGGATCCCAAAGATACGTTCCTTGCTGTCCGGCGTATGTTTGACTGGGATGACCAGGTATTCATCCTGACCTATTGGCAGCGTCTCGACAAGCCTGGGATTCCTCGCAATATTCAGATTATTTTGGATTCTGAACAAATCCGCCTGAATGGACTGAAATCACGAGGCTATATTCTGGATGGCAGTATTGAATTTTTGGAAGAAGAAAATCCAACAACGGATCTGGAAGCGGGCATATTCAGATTCCACAAGAAGCGCACGCCGCCGATTCCGATGCAGGAAATCGATACTATTTCAGAATATGATGTCAACGCGTTCAACGCATTGTTTGAATAGAGGTGAATAGCACATGGAAATTAATAAAATGCCGGAAGTCCTGAATGATTTCAGGATTTATGATGAAAACAGCGACACATTATATGGTGTGGCCAAGCTTGAACTGCCTGATTTCAAAAGTATTACGGCGACCATTAAGGGGGTAGGTGTCGGTGGCGAAATAGAAGCACCGGTGTTAGGGCAGTTCGAGTCTCTGGAAACAAAGCTTACGCACAACATCAATGACAAATGGAACCTGACCATGGTAGGCGGCAGGGCCGTAGCTCTGGAAGCCAGAGCGGCCAATCAGTACTGGGACAGTGCCAATAACAATTACGTAATGGAAAAGGTACGAGTGGTTATCCGTGGCCGGACTAAACAGATGTCCGGCGGCTCCTGGGAACCAGCATCTACAACCGATGCTGAAAATACGATTGAAACGACGTATATCAAGTACGAAGTCAATGACAAAACGCTCCTGGAAGTAGATAAGTATGCATATAAATTTGTTGTCAACGGCACGGATATCATGCAGCCGATTCGCGATGCTTTGGGCATCTAAATGGGAGGAATCTAAATGAAGAAAGAAAACGAAGAAGCAAAAGTTGTTGAAGCAGAAGTCATCCAAGACAACCAGATGGCCCTGCCCAGTGACCTGGTTATCCACCTGACGCGGGCTTTGCCTGATGGAAAAGATATCTTATATCTGGATTTTGATAAAATTACGGGATATACCTTGCTAAAATGTGAAAAAGAAGCAAAAAAACAGGATGCAAGTATTGTCGTGCCGGCATTGTCCCAGGTTTATCAGTCCCATGTAGCGGCTGTAGCAGCAGGCATCAAATACGATGACATTTTGTCTTTGCCGGCAAAAGACTTTACGGCCATCATGATTAAGACGCAAGGTTTTTTGCTAGGTACGGCCTCACCGGACAACAAGGAGTAACAGCCGGGCTGTTTATGAGGAATACTGTCAGGATGGCAAAATATACGCATACTCCGATAGATTTTTTCCTGGATTTACCTATTGAGGAATATGTATCCTGGCAATCTATCATTACGGCTGAAATCGACAGAGAAAATAAAGCAATAGAAAATGCAGGAAAGAGAGGCGGACACCGTGGCTAATAGAGTACTTGAAATGGCCATCGCTATAAAAGGACAGCTGGATGGAAGCGTTGGCAGTGCTATGTCACGAGCCGTCGCTCAGGCCAAACAGATGCAGTCGCAGATTAAAACGGCCAACCGAGAACTGCAGAACTTGCAGAAACAGGCGGTAAAACAGCAGAATAGTAAAGGCTATGTCGAATATGACACGGAATTAGCTATTTTGCAGGCACAGTCCAGAAAAAATGAATTAGCCAAGCAATATGAAGCGACAATGAGTCGTGTTGATGCTAAACAAAGGGCATCATCCAACTTATCCCAAGCAGTAAGCAATCTAAAAGCTGGTGCTATTGCTGCAGCGGCTATTGCCGCACCTTTGGGCATTGCGGCCAATGAAGCCATAAAGTATGAATCAGCTATGGCTGATGTCCGAAAAACTGTAGATTTTGATACGCCTGAACAATTCAAGCAGATGGGGGCTGATATTCTCCAGATGTCGCAGGAATTACCTATGTCAGCAGAAGGCATTGCGCAGATTGTTGCCGCTGGTGGACAGGCAGGCATTGCCAGAGAAGATTTAAAACAGTTTGCCACTGACGCGGTAAAGATGGGCATTGCCTTCGACATCACTGCTGACCAGGCAGGAGAAATGATGGCCAAGTGGCGCACGGCTTTTGGTATGAGTCAGGGAGAAGTTGTACAACTGGCTGATCAAGTCAATTATCTGTCGAATACAACAGCGGCAAGCAGTGATTCTATCTCGGATATCGTTACCAGAGTCGGTCCATTAGGTCAGGTCGCTGGCATGAGTGCTGCCCAGGTAGCTGCTATCGGGGCGTCCATGGCTTCCGTCGGCGTGCAATCTGATGTGGCGGCAACGGGAATCAAGAATATGGCTTTGGGCCTGGTAGCCGGTGAAGGCGCAACCAAGACACAGGCAGAAGCTTTTCAACAGTTAGGTCTGTCAGCGACAGATGTAGCCAAACGGATGCAGGAGGATGCACAGGGAACGATTATTGATGTGTTGTCCCGGGTTAAACAACTACCAAAGGAAATGCAGGCCTCTGTATTGAGTGACTTGTTTGGCAAGGAATCCATCAATGCTATTGCCCCATTACTGACCCAGCTGGATAATTTGAAAGATAACTTCAATAAGGTCGGCGATGCAACTCAGTATGCGGGCAGTATGGACGCAGAATATCAGGCGCGAGTAGGGACTACGGCCAATCAATTACAACTGGCTAAAAACAATTTAGTGGCGTTGGCCATTAATGTTGGCAGTATCTTATTGCCAGCTATTTCTTCTGTGGCCGGAGCCCTGGCAACAGCGGCAGGCGGCATTGCATCGTTTATTTCTCAACATCAGACTTTGGCAACTGTAATCATGGGAGTCATAGGAGCCGTACTTGCATTGACTATGGCCGCTCTGACTATCCGTACCGCAGTGGCTTACTATAAATATATGGTTGAATCTATCCACATGGTACGAGATGCTCACGTTGCAGCTACTATTGCCAGTAGAGCATCTACTGTGGCCACCATTGCTGCCGGCGCAGCACAAAGAGCGTTTGCAATGGGCGCACGGATAGCCGCTGCGGCACAAATGGCACTCAATGCCGTTATGGCCATGAATCCGTTTGCCTTACTTGTCATCGCTATTATGGCTGTGGTAGCGGTATTAGTGTATTTGTGGAACACCAATGAAGGGTTCAGGAACGCATGCATTGCGGCCTGGGATGCTATTAGTTCAGCCGTATCCAGTGCATGGCAAGCCGTATCTGATGCGGCCAGTGCGGCCTGGGATTATATTACCAGTGCTGTATCAAGCGCCTATGGCTTCATTGTTGGTATTTTTGACTCCATCATTGCTGTGGCCGTATCCGTTTGGGATGCTGCTGTAAGCGCTGCACAAAGTGCCTGGGATAGTATTACGTCTGCTGTCGGCCAGGGCGTGCAATGGTGTATTGATCAGTGGAATGCCTTGACAGAAGTATTGTCCCATCCTATTGACGCTATTGTGAACTTTATCAAAAGTGGCGACAGCGATGCGGCATCTGCTGCCGGACAATCCGCAAACGGAGGCGTATTTACTCGGCCCTACCTGACATGGGTAGCAGAAGCGGGACATCCGGAAGTAATCGTGCCGATTACCCATGACGCCAATGCCTATAATTTATGGGCAAAAGCCGGTCAAATGCTGGGCGTATCGCCGAATACGTCGGTCAATGTATCGGCCCCGGCTGTTTCCGGAGGAAGTGGCCGGCAGTATACATTCAGCCCGACTATTGTTGTACAGGGCGGCAGCCCAAAGACAAAGCAGGAAATATCCCAGCTTATGGACCAGAAGATGCGTGAATTTGAACAGATGATGAAGCGGGTAGAAGCAAATAGGAGGCGGCTGAGCTATGAGTAATACATACAGTACCGTGCAAGGTGATATGTGGGACATGATTTCATACCGTGTGTATGGTTCTGAAAAGTACGTAAAAACATTACTGGAAGCCAACCCGCAATTTCGTGATGTCGTAGTGTTCCCGGCAGATATTGTGCTGACGTGTCCGGATGTTAAACTGACGAATACATCGACATTGCCACCATGGAAGCGGTGATTGAATGGCTGTATTGCAATCGTTACAGAAAAAAATAACAAAACTGAAAGAACAGGCAACGGCCGGTTTACTGGTGCAAGAGCACATCGGCCGGCGTGCCTGGCTGATTGTAACGTATAATGGCAAAGATATATCCGAATCGTTGGCACAGTACGTACTGAGTTTCAGCTATACAGATAATCTGACTGGGCAGGTAGATGATATATCCATTACCCTGGAAGACCGTGCTGAATTGTGGGAAGCGGATTGGATGCCAGAACGAGGCGCTACCCTTGATATTACAATTTGCACATATAACTGGTCAGATTTGTATAGTGAAGAACAGGATTTACAGCTGGGAAAATTTGAAATCGACGAACTTGAAGTAAGCAGTGCACCGAATGTCGTGACGATTAAGGCGGTTGCTATATCTATCAGTGACGATAGCACACTGAGAAGTACACTGAGGTCGCATACCTGGGAAAATATCTCTGTACAAAAGGCGGCCAATGATATTGCCTGGCAGAATGGCATGAAACTGCAATGGTATTGTGATGACAATCCGAATATAGATAAGCTGGAACAGAATGATGAATCAGATCTTGATGTATTGCAGAAAATCTGCGATGATGCCGGCTTTGCCCTGAAAGTAACGACAGATACTATTATCATCTTTGACGTGGAAAAATTTGAGAAGGAGAACGTATATGCGGAATATTATCACCCTGGTACAACCATACTGAATATTGTGGAAAACCAATCAAAACCAGTTCAGACTGATGCGCTTTTGAATTACAGTTTCAAGGCCAAAATCCGTGATGTATATAAAAAGTGTCATGTCAAGTATGCGAAAGACAAAGACAAGTCCGTCATAGAATCGACGTTTATTGCTCCAGATAAGAAAGAGAAAGAAGGAGCGACATTGGAAGTGCATCAGCAGGTATCTTCGCAGGCGGAAGCTGACCGGCTGGCCAAGAAAAAATTACGGGAAAAGAATTGCGAAGAATTTACGGGCAGTTTTGCATCTGATGGGAATATGGGACTTTGTGCAGGAGAAACGATTGAGATGCTTGGATTTGGGAATTTTTCTGGAAAATATATCATTACCCAGGCCAAACATGATATCAGCAGCAGTGGCTTTACCAGTAGCGTTGAGATAAGGAAGTGCTTAGATGGCTATTGATGACAGAAACATACTTAAGTTATTGGCACGCTGCATTCGCGTTGGTCGTGTATCATCTGTCGATACAGCGGATGCATCAGCCAGGGTGACATTTCCTGATCATGATGATGTTGTGTCACCGCCACTGAAGATTATCATGAGAGGATGTAAAGAGGCAAAAGATTACTGGTTGCCTGCTGTGGATGACCAGGTATTATGCATTTATACGGCAGATGGCGGAGGTAAAGGCACAGGGGCAGGGTATATATTGGGTACGATTTACAGCACTATAGATGCGCCTCCTGGCGGCGGGTCCAGGGTACTTAATGTACCGAATGATTTACATATCCATTGCGGTAGTTTGGATATCACATCTGGGTCAGGCGATATCACAGTAAATGGTATTTCCCTGGTCAATCATACGCATGGAGGGGTAGAGCCCGGCGGCAGCAACACAGGTAAACCGCAGTAAGGAGAGATGCTTATGTATATCGGGTATATGGGATCAATCATATTCGGGGTGGCTGAGCATTATCTCGTTACGCCGGATGAAGTAAGCCGGTCCGGGGAGGCGCGATGGCAGACGCATGATTTAATTATGAATAAGCCTGTAGCTCAGTTTATTGGCCCTGGGCAGGAAGAACTATCGTTCAAGTTACGCCTCATGACGCAATATAATGCTACCCCAGAACGACAGTTAAAGACGCTTCGAGAAATGCGTGATAATGGCATGGTGTTCCCGTTAATCATTGGCGGTAAGCCTGTATCGCAGAACTATTGGTATTTAGAAAGCGTAGAAGAAGCAGAAGCTATCTACAATGCCTACGGGAAAATCTTGTATATTACGGCCAGTGTCAGACTCAAGGAATATGATTTGGAAAATACGGATGAAGAGTCAAATGTCAATAAAATTGGCAGAGCGTATAACGTAGTTACTACATTATTTGGAGGTGGATTGTAATGCAGTATGAAGTATCGGTGAAAGCCCCGGAAATCATTGATATTGCGCCGAAAAACGATGTAAATGAAATATTGCAGAACGTCCGCACTATATTAGCGACTACAAAAGGGACCATTCCCTTAGACAGAGAATTTGGCATTGATGGTTCAGTTATTGATATGCCGACGATGCAGGCACAAGCGTATTTGACGAATGAAATATTCCAGGCAATCCGGAGATATGAGCCCAGAGTATCTATTGATAACATTACATTTGATGGAGAAATTTCTGGAAAATTGATTCCCAAGGTGGTGATTACAATATGAAATTATCTGACTTACCAGATATTGAATTTGCCAATGCTGATGAGGAGACTGTAAAAGCGGCCGTGCTGGCGGAATATACAGAAATAACAGGCCGGACACTGGCAACAGGAGACCCGACACGGCTGTTTCTGCTGGTGATTGCAGAGCTCATTATCCGGTTGCTGAACAAGATGAACTATACGGGCAAACAGAACCTGCTGAAATATGCAACGGGTGACAATCTGGATGAACTGGGGGCATTTTCGGACACGGACCGGATTCTGGCATCTGCAGCTACAACGACATTACAGATTACGTTGTCGGCAGTACGTGAACAAGAAACTATCGTGCCCAGTGGTACACGGGTAACAACGGCCAGCGGTATATATTTTGCTACGGATGAAGATGTGGCGATATTAGCAGGCAACACGATGACAACTGTTAAAGCAACATGCCAGACAACAGGAGTTGAGGGAAATGGATTCCTACCGGGAGAAATCAACAATATTGTGGATCCTATTGCTTATGTGGCATCTATTACTAATACGACAACCAGTGCCGGCGGTGCGAACCAAGAAGAGGATGATGCATACCGCGAACGGATCCATGAATCGCCGGAACGCTTTTCCACGGCCGGGCCGACCGGGGCCTATGAATATTGGGCAAAATCAGCAAATAGCGCAATCATTGACGTAACGGTATACAGTCCGTCGGCCGGCGTCGTAGAAATACGACCATTGCTGACAGGTGGTACAATTCCTGAGCAGGAAGTATTAGATACTGTAGGCGCTATCCTAAATAATGAAAAAGTGCGGCCACTGACAGATCAGGTACAGGTAAAAGCTCCGGAAACCGTCAGTTATGATATAAGCTTGACCTATTATATTGACCAGGGCATATCGGAATCTACAGTGCAGGAAGCAGTATCCGCAGCCATAGACAGCTACAAGTTATGGCAGTCTGGAAAAATTGGCCGGGATATCAACCCATCCAGACTGATTGCCGATGTGATGACCGTACCAGGCGTCAAACGTGTAATTGTAACATCACCTACATTTACGAAGCTGACAAATGTGCAGGTGGCGCAAGCCAGTATGGTAGCGGCCAGCTTAGGAGGTAGTGAAGATGAATGACGATGAATACAATGTTGCCGAACATCTGCCGTCATCCATTGATGCGGAGCCTATAACCAGCTTGGCCCAAGTCACAGATGTAGAACTGGGAAAAATCAATACTGACCTGTTGCTGATTTATCCGGCCATAGACAGTCTGAATGAACAGCTGATCGATTATTTAGCTGTCCAGATGCATGTAGATGAATATGACGATACGGAGAATTTGGATGTCAAAAGGCAACAGGTAAAGCAGTCATTCCTACTGCATAGGCTAAAAGGAACAAAGTATGCTGTGCAGAAAGCTGTATCGACGGTATATCAATCCGCGAAAGTAGAAGAGTGGCCAGAATATAGTGGTGAACCATATCATTTTCGTGTGACAGGTATAACGGCACCGATGAATGAAATAAAAACCATCAATAAATTAGTGCGGTTAGTCAATGCGTACAAAAATACACGGTCCTGGTTGGACTATGTCCAGTTTAACAGGCTGTATAGACAGACCTTTTTGTTCGGCGGAAATGTCAATCTAGTAAGAAAAACGACAATTACGTTTGATTTGAAACAAAAGATAATCACGCAGAAGGATATACATGTATTAGTCGGTGTTGGTATATATAAGGAGGTAACGATTAATGGCCAACTGGAATAAAATTACCATGACAGATGTCGGGGCAGCGTTGCAGGCTAAGGTCAACGCGGGATTGACGACATTGAAATTTACGCGTGTTGCAATAGGTTCTGGAAGCAGAACTGGAGGCTTAGGCAGTGCGACAGGACTAGTGAAAGAAGAGCTAACGCTGGGGATAAACAGCATTACACAGAACGGGAGTACGGTAACACTGGACCTGACGATTAGCAATAGCGGCTTAAAAACTGGCTTCAAAATTACGGAAATGGGTTTGTTTGCAACTGATCCTGATGACGGAGAAATCATGTATGTAGCCCTTATTGATGATAATCCAGACTATATGCCGGCAGAAGGAAGCAGTACAGTCGTACAGCAAGAATTTCAGCTTGTATTTACAATGAGCAATACCGGCAATGTATCAGCAACAATTAATCCTAATGGTTTTTTGACGGTAGCTCATAACACGGACAAAGCGGCTCATGAAAATATCCTGATGGTAACATCGACAGCGGATAAGCCAGCATCTATGTCAGACCGTGGTATGTGGGTCGAAATCGTCGAGTAGGTGATGCACTATGTTGAAAATACGAGGCATGGACATCTACTATATCCGTGGCGACGATGACGGATTCAGTATCCAGCCGACTGCGGAAGATGGCACGGAAATCACGGGTTTCACGGGCGTATTCTCAGTAAAGAAGTCATATGATGACATAAATTATGTATTGCAGTGTCCGATGGATGGGACAGTAGTGAACCTGACGCACGATAAGACGAAGAATCTGGCGTATGGCGATTACATATGGGACGTTGAGCTTACTCTTGCAGATGGCACCCGTCAGACTATCGGGCCAGGCAAGTTCCATTTATTGCCCGATGTGACAATTTAAGGAGTGATACGATGGAAAAGCTACACGCTGTAGTGTCAGCAGCTGGAATCATATCCGCAAAAATGACGGCAGGCGTACCCCTGAAGACATCTATTAAAACCAGTGGATACAGCAAGAAAGCAATGGTACGGATGCCGGGAAAAAACTACTTTCCTAGCCTGGGAGACGTGGATAAACTTTATATCGATGAAAGTAAAGGGATTATCTATTTATGGGATGCAGATACATTGACGTATACACCCATAGCCAGCGACTGGCACCAAATTAATGTGATAAATGGAGGGGAAGCATAATGGCAACACAAACTCTTAAAAACGTAATCTTACAGCTGCGGACTGGCTCTGCAACCCAGTGGGCCGCATCCACCCGAATCCTGGCCGTGGGCGAGCCTGGCGTGGAGACCGACTCTGGACGAATCAAGATAGGTGACGGTACTAATTTGTGGTCTGCGCTGCCTTGGTCCGGTGCAGCAATCGGTAAGAGCAACACCAATGGAGCCCTGACAATCAATGGAGCGGACGTGGCAGTGTACGTTCTGCCAACAGCCACCAGCGATCACCTGGGGGGCATCAAATCTGCCAGCGGCACCGGCAAGGTCACTGTGGACAGTGCGACTGGCACCGCCTCTGTAGGCAACGTAGCCAGTGCAGACAAGCTGGCTACCGCAAGAACAATCAGTCTATCCGGTGACGTAACTGGCTCCGGGAGCTTTAACGGATCTGCTAACCTGGCCATCACTACTGCTCTGGCAGGGCAGGCCTTTACTGCCGGCACATACACCAAAGTTACCGTCAACACCAAGGGCATCGTGACCGGTGTGGCCCAGCTGAGCACATCTGATGTGCCTGGCGGGATAAGCGCTGGTAAAATCAGCGGACTGGGGACGGCAGCCACCAAGAACACTGGTACGGCCTCCGGCAATATCCCGGTGCTGGGGAGCGACGGAAAATTGGACACTGCAGTACTGCCAGCGCTGGCTATTACTGACACGTTTACGGCCACCAGCAAGGCGGACATGCTCAAACTGACCGCCCAGACCGGGGATGTCTGTGTCATCAGCTCCGGCGGTGATAAAGGGAGCTATATTCTGACTAAAGATGACCCGACAGTAGCCGCAAACTGGCAGCTCTTGACACCGCCTGCCGATGCAGTGGCCAGCGTCAACGGAAAGACTGGTGTAGTCACCCTGACCACTGCCAACATCTCAGAAGGGACAAACCTATACTGGACCCAGGCTCGCTTTGATGCCGCCTTTGCCGCCAAGAGCTCCACACAGCTTAAGGACGGGGCCGCCATCGTCAAGACGACCGACACGGTCGTTATAAACTGTGGCAATGCATAAGAGGTGGTAATTGTGGCCACGAAAACAATAAACGGCAAGATTCAAAGCCGAATCGACACAGCCTCAAATTGGTCGATCAAGAACCCTGTCTTGCTTGCTGGCGAAATCGGGATTGAATCCGATACCTATCATCTGAAAGCGGGCGACGGCAGTACATCTTGGAATAATCTGCCATATCTCAGAGGGCCGATAGATACCAACATCTCAGTCTCCGTCGAACCGTCTGACGGCACAGAGACATGGATAGAAGTGCCAGTCGAAAATCTCATTGTAGGCGGCACAGAGCCTACGGATACGAACGCTTTATGGATGGAACTAAAAAAGGAGTAGAAAAAATGAGTATATTGAAATCAATCTTGCATCATTACAATAAGACAACGAAAAGCTACGACACACTGCACCCAGAAACGGAATCCGCACAAATTACGGACTGGAATCAAGGTATAGTCAACACACTTGCAAGCACAGCACTGGGCACTCTCGTCAGTACACTGACATCAGACAGCCTGCTTGCCACGATGATACAAAAAGTGCTGACTGCAACAGGTGTCAAATACAATATCGCACAAAACGGGTATTTATGTTTCGGAAGCCTGTTCGGCGGCCTAATTATACAGTGGATAACTGGGCTGGCTTCGGACTGCAATGTTGGGCATGAGTTTACACTGCCAGTGGCATGTACGGTTTATGCTTATACTGTTACACATAAAGGCTCTTCGCCAGGAGCAACGGGCATTGAAAACAATAAAGCCTATGATGTAGGTTGGACAAACACGCCCGTATGGATCATCGCAATTGGCCATGATTGAAACAGTGGGGAGAAACAAAAGGCATTGGCAATGGCTCATACATTATATTGCCGATGACGGCAACTCCATTTTTTGTTGGTTGTACAGATGTAAACACTGGTAATAATTCGCTTTGTTATTCTTGCGTAAATTTTACCGCTGGAAAGTTCCAGATCTATGCAAACCGTGGAAGCGTTGTTGATGCTGTTTGGGGACATTGGATAGCATTTTGCAGTTAGTGCTTGAACAGTGGGGATTAATAACAGGTGTATCAAGTGAAGTCGCACTTCCATTGACGGTTACTAAACAATTATATTCCGCTATTGGTCATATAGGTACAGCTTCATCTGTTAATGCAGTCGTTGACTTTCATGATTTTTCAACAACAAGCAATTTAAAATATTATTCTACGAATTCTGATAGCGGTTCTTTGTTTAGTTTTATCGTTATTGGTTATTAGACAGTGGGTAGATGTGCCTATGGGAAGCCAATATTCAGTATCCATTCCCTGGCCTCTAACCGCTGAGCTAATGTCTGTCGTATCCGTTCATGGGGGAGATGACAACTACGACATGTGGCCGTCATACAATGGCAAAACGCTGCACTCAACGGCCAAAAACATAAACGGCTATGTTATCGGCATTTTCCAATAGACAGTGGGGAATCAATAAAGCAGGTGCCGTTTCGTTTCCCATTGCTTTCACCAACTTCTCCCGAATAGCGTGCTTCCATAATGGAGCGTATTTCAACTATGCAAAATCTAATACAGACTCTCCACTCACAGGGTTTACGCTCGATGTAAAAGACGCTAGTAGTGGTGCCGCAGGTACTGATGCAGGTTGGATTGCACTTGGTCTTTGAACAGTGGGGAACAGTGTCGATTCCAGCAAGTAACAAAACTCGAGAAGAAATAGTTGTGCCTTTCCCAATTACTGTAAATGCGGTTGTAAATGTTCAAAGCTCTTGCGAATCACCTGTCGGTATCACTCGCGCCGGCGATGCAACACGATCTACCATTACAATTATACGAAGTGGCGAATGGACAGCAGGAACTCTTACCGTAGACTGGCAAGTTATCTGCAAATAA